CCGGCCACCGTACCCAGAAGCCTTGCGGTGTAGCTTTTGTTGATCTTGTACAACTGGGTGCCACTAACGACAAACGCGGTGCTGTCATCAGACGAGTACGCCCACAAACCCCTGATTGGTCCAGTGCCGATTGTTGCCAAAAACTTCAGCCCTGGAGCTCGATTCAGAAATGCTGGTTCCTTACCTGCTTCCGGCACAATTTCTGGAAACAAGTTCACCATTCTGTTGTCGGCGGCGTTGACCGACCGAGCAACGTAAGCGCTGCCCAGAATGGGAGTCTTCATCAATAATTCCCAGCGTACACGTTGAACCGCTGCCGTGTCGCAACCAGCGAGTACGGCATTGACATTACATCGTCAGGGTTGTTGATGCGCTTGAGGTTGCGCTTGCTAGTCATAGCAATACGCTGCACTTGCGGCGATGGCTCAACACCAAACTCCGGCGCGATCTCCATCGCCAAGTTGTAGGTGAACGCCCGCAGATAACCCGGTGGGAAGGCCAGCGTAGTCGCCAGAGTTGCCGGTTGGGACAATTCCTCAACGCTAATAAAGTGAAACTCTAACAGGCGCGTTGGTTTGGGATAGAGGTAAATGTCAATGTTTGGGTAGGTCATGTTTACGAACATGACCTGCGGATACGTAGACGTTACGGTCTTGACCGCAATCCCGTTGTATTGCTGTTGGTTGATCAGCTTGATCCCATAAGACACATTGGTCTGCGGATCACGGAAATACGTTGCGTCGTCAACCAGAATGGGGCGAACAGCAGTACCGTTTAGACGAACCAAAGACCCTGACGGGCCGAGCGTTGCATTGATAGATCCAACCGGCCATTCAACAATCTGGTCTATGGTTGAGAACACCGACAAACGCTCAGTGTTCCATGAATCAATCATCTGATTCATTGCCATCAGCGAGTCTTGCATCACTGACGCCGAGGTGGTTTCACCTTCTGCCAGAACCCCCAACAAACGCAGGGCGCGGTTGATCTGATCGCCAGCCGAATATGTTGCCATCGTAAACCTCAGAAGGAGGGGCCGAAGCCCCGCCGTTTAAACAGTGCAATGAATGATAGCAAAGTTGATGACAATTGCCTCAGACAAAGTGCCGCCCGAGATGTTTCGCAACGTAATACTAACCGATCCAGAAGCTAGAGAGTTAGCAAAAATGTTGTACGAACCAGGGGTTGTTTGACCACCAGCAATAGTCAAAATTACTGCATCGTTTGCGCTAATCAAAGAATTGTTTAGTGTAAACGTAGCATTTGTGGCAGTCGCCAACGATGCGTTATTCATCGTAATTTGACCGGCGCTTTTGTTCAGCGTAACTGCAGTAGACTTGCTAGTTGCTTGCGTAACCGTACCCTGTGCTGCTGCGCTGTAGCCAATTTCAGTGGTAGCGTAAATTGTCGTGCCAACAATCGTCGATGGAATAACGGCACCAATCGTGCCGCCATCAATATCTTGATCGCTATAGGCAACGCCAATAGCTTTTGTATTACCCATTTTCTAATCCTTTGAAAAATAGGGGCCGAAGCCCCTATTAATTACAACAAAAATGCCGAGTAAGCAGCGTCACCAGTACGCACAAAACGGTATGTGTGTGCGCTAAAGCGGCCCACAGTAACCGAGCCGAAAATCGTAATACCAGTGCCTGTTGTAACAGGAACGGTAGACGATGAGCCAGCGTTGTTGTTGTTGCAAATAGTTAGCTCAAAAGATGAACCAATTTTTGCGCTAGGAACGGCTACATCAAGCAACGCTGCTGTGGGCAGAGTCACGGTTAATGTAGCATCGCTACCTTTGTTGCATACAACCAAACCAATAACCACTTGATCAGCGGTCAACGTAGTGTCGCCAGTCAAGGTTGCGGGAATGGTTTGTACGCCCATTACTGCTTCAGTCAGGTTGCCATCACCAAGTTGATAGCCGCCTGCGCCATTGGGTAAAGCCATGATAATTTCCTTAAATTAAATTAACCCCAGACGCGGCAAGCCATCTGCGGACGGATTGTGTTGAACCCATACAGAACGTCAATACGGCATGGCAGACGATCGTTGTTAATATCGTACTGGCGCACGACACGCAACGAAATACCGTTATGTACTGCGCGAGCAGCCATATCAACACCCTGCGGCAGCAACAAGTCAGCCGTAGCAAACGTGATTGCGTCCTTGTGGTAGACGAGGTTCTGTGGGTACTGAGTTGAGGCAGTACCAACAAACACCACGGCTTTGCTAGTTGCAGGCAAAGTCAATACGGTTGCCAAAGCGTTGCTTGCTGAGAACATAGGAGCAACAGTGATGTTGCCAGCACCAGATCCGTTCAGCGTAACGTCAGCAGTAGCCACAAACTGGAACAAAGAACCAGTTGACTCACGGGTCTGTGGGTTCACAGCAAAGCAGTCAGCCACTGTAAACACGTCGCCAATTTTTACGGTTGCGCTAGCACCAGCGCCGGTGATGGCGATGGTGGTTGCGCCTTCTGCCGTAACCGCTGCCGAAGTCGTGCCGCCGGTTGCAGTGCGCGAACCCGTTGTGAACTGCTTGATTGACTGAGACATATTGATCTCGTCAAAGCCCAATACGCCCGTACCCATCATGCCATTCTTAAACTGCTTGGAAATGGTATCAGTTGGGTTAAACAGACCTTTCATGCCTTCAACCAGACCAGCGTTTGCAGCGGGATTAACCGTTGCATAACGTGGAGACATCACAGCAGCGTTTTCGTTCAGCTTCTGTTGAGCTTGCAACAGAACCAACGAGGTAGCTGGCGTGGTGCCTGGAGTACCAACCGTGTTACCAATCGCTTTGAACGAGTTAGCAACGTCAGCGTCAATGCTGGAAGCCAACTGCGAGATACGCGGCTTGAGAACGCGCTCTGCGAAGTCATCCAACTGCATTGTCAGTTCAGCAGATGTGAAGTTCACGCCGATATGCTTCTGGGTCGAAACGGTCAAGGTTGTGAACTGCTCGTTGTCGTCCTGAACTTGCAGGGCGGCACCGTCAGTTACCAGAGCGCGGTCGGGCAGACGAATACGCAGGGTAGAACCGATTTTAGCGCCTTCAACGGCGAACGAATCGTCGTACTGACGGTTGACGTTACGGGTAAGAACCAGATTGTTTTCCAAGATCTCCAGGGCCTTCCTGGTGATCATGTCAATCGTAAGAATGCTATTTGACATGGTAATTCCTTAAAAGTTAGCGATGTTGAGC